GATTTTACGAGAAAATGGAAAATCGACCGATTTTACGAGAAAATGGAAAATCGACCGATTTTACGAGAAAATGGAAAATCGACCGATTTTACGAGAAAATGGAAAATCGACCGATTTTACGAGAAAATGGAAAATCGACCGATTAACAATCAAATAATGCATACATATTTATTTGATTGTTGTTTGCTTAAGTATTATTTATTAGTATACTATTTTTTCTGAAATTCACGACTTGTTGATTTAAAATAACGGCGTATTGGTTACTAATTCTTGTGCAATCATTCCCAATGAACCAATCATAGCAAGTCTTGCGTGATTCAATTCTGCATCTACCATGAACGTTTCATCTTTACTACTCAACATCTTTGGTATTGCAAATTTAAAATCACCTGGATTATAATCAGACTTTAACGTAAAAAACTGATTAGTATGATTGAATGGTATGTACCAACCATTCAACATTAACTGGAATTCACTTGCAACTACAATAGTTATAAAAGCGACTTGTGTTGCAGTATTCGTATTGTCCAATGAATGAATGGCGGGTGCATTATTCGTGGTTTCTGTCAAAGGAATGGCAGTTGCCGCAATCATCGACCATCTCCCGTGTTTTAATTCTGCTTCACGAAGCCACAATAGTTGTGAATCAGACCTTTCAATCGAAAGTCCCAGAGGGTCAAAGAAACCAAGAGGTTTAGTGATACCTCCATTCAAAATAAAAGATTGTACAATAGGCAAACAGGTCAATGCAAGCAAAAAAAACATATAAAAATATACAATTGTACCACAAATTGGCTTTATGTATTTATCATACTATGTTTACAAAACAATCATTTTCGAGACAATGTCTATATTTTTCGCGAACAAATTTCTCAAAAACTGGTTTGGTTACAGTAAGAACTTTATTATATGACGATGTATAAAAACTATACATATCATTCATAGTAATATAATGTGTTTGTTTATTTTCGGATTCAACTATTTTCTCTCGAATGATTTCAATACAATCAATCATTTCTGATTCTTTATCCCAAAGAATATTTCTAAAGTTGTATAGATATTTTGAATCTTCGATTTCAATATGGTTTTTGTAATAATTAAGAATATCAACGATTTTAGAATCATTCAACAAAAACTTTTCTTTTCGGAAATGTCTTTGTTGTTGTGATTGTCGAGACAACCATTTACGGAATAAAGAGGCAACATCGTCTATTTTCAGTACGTGATTCTTATTTGATTCTTCGATCATGGTCTCATCCCAAAACCGTAAAAATTTCTGAATGACAGGTAATTGAGAACTGCCGATTCCTTCAAATTCATCAGTTGTCTCATTGTATCGACTTTGAAATATGTGTATTGCTTGATTTTTACATAAAGTAGAATACAAATTTTGTGGATATTTATAAGTTCGTAAAAAGGACTTCCATAAATAGAACATATGTTTCCACGTTAAGTGTATCATCTCAGAATTGCGAATGACCCCCCGAGTAGTCTCAGTTTCCTTATTCTGTCGTTCTATTACTGTATTTAAAAAATCTTCTTGAGGGGAACATTCCCAGAATGGACCTTTTTCTGTAGAGAGTAGTAAATCATTGTCTTGATGAATGAATAGAAACTCATCGCGAAAATGACTAAATAATAAAGGAAGTGGATGATTATGGATTTTAAAAACATCGTTATGTAGGTCCGTATCATTACTGTACTGTACAACATAATTATTGGAATCTTTATAACGATTTGAATAATGACAAGCCACACAAAACAGATTTAAGCAATTCTCAGTTAAAATGCTTTTCCAAAATTGCTCACTTGAGACACTTGAATTAATGGGAACATTTCTGCACAATTCATAATTCATACGTTCATAGTGTTTCTCGTGACATTTTGTTTTAAATGTATTTGTACAATGTTGACTCAATAATAGAAGAGATTTCCGATTTATTTCTTTTAGAAATAATCCAGCATAAGGTGGTATAAAATGAATAAGTTCACTATTTCGTTTCTGTAAATTATCTCCTAAAATGGCTAAAAAGTATTTTGCTTCTGATTTTTTACTGAAGATGGCTGGATATAGTAGTGATACAACCGATTGAATCGTTACCGTCTCTGGTATTGCTGTAAATAAATGGTGTTCTTTAACGTGTTTCAATATAGAGACTTTGGTTTTATGTTTCCAATTATGTAAATCATCATTATCTGTTTTGGTGATAGATGAAACAATATCGTACAATATATCGTCTTCACTCTTTTCACAATAGTCTTTTCCGTCGTACATATAAAACATTTCATTTGTTGGATAATAAAAGTATTTAGACTGATTCAAGAATTGACTTATAAATTTTTCTTGTTCTTTTTCATTTTTTTCACGTCTGGCCAAACTTCGTTGTCTCGATTCTTGTAAAGAAAGTAATTGTTGTGGTAATTGTTGACTAACATAATGCAATATTTTAGATACCATAAATTCGTCGTGTTCATATTTTTCGTACAGTAATTGAATATGTTTATTGGTATGATTTATCAAATTACTATTAAGGAATGTTATTCGCGGTTCGTTATTTTCCGTAATCTCACTTAATATGTCAAATGTGTCAAGCTCCATATTTTATACAGTATAGTAGAACTATTGAAACATTTTATATGCATTTGTCTATAAGTCATATAAGGAACTAACCATTTTAGTAAAATAAAATATCTACATCTACTATATAACTTTTGTATCATGTCAAAAAATCCATGGATCATATTTTTACAGGAGTTCCGTAAAAAGAATCCTCATTTGTCGGTTGTACAAGCCGCTAAATCGGCTGGTACTTTATATAGAGAGGCGAAGAAAGTGTCAAATGTAGTTACTAAAAAAGTAACTGGTACATTGAATAATATACGTAGAAAGAATACAAAAAGACACAAAAGACGGAATCGTAGAACACAGAGGAGAGGAGTAAGATAATGAAAAGATAATAATAAGGAGTATATATCTACAATATGGGCATCATTATAATCTAAGCAAACTTATAAAAGTCTCGCAAATATTCTTAAGATAAGATAAAAATTATGTTAAAAATATTTCCATTATTGTGTATTTACTATTTTCTGCTTGATTTCGTAGCATTATTTTTAAGTGGTGAGTCTTTCGTATTTTTACTCGTATTACTACTTCCATTAGATCGTTTTCTCTTTGAACCTAAACCTAACTCTTTTAAAAACGTATTATCGCGTTTCTTTCTTAATTCGAGGTTTCCATTTAGTTCTAATTATTGAAACCTTATTTTTTGTATGATACATTTTATTTAGTGAATATATAAAATGACGTTTACAAAATCAATCGAATTACCCGATACTGTAAATAGTTTTTTAGAAAAAAAAAATTTAAGTTTTGAGTATGGTATAACAAAATTCCAAAACGATATAACCGAATTGAAAACATTTATATCTGGTTTCTGTAATAATACAGATTTAGCTATTGGTAAAGAATATTTTGATGACGTATTCCGCGAGGTAGAATCAAATGCAAATTTCAAAATCATTTTTGTACTGTATGATGATAAAACGATTTATAAAAAGGATTTACATAAAATAGTTGGGTTTATGATTACACAGACAGGCGAATGTACAAAAGAAGAATATAAAAATATTCCTGCATTGAATCTCATTTGTATAAATAAAAAAGAATCAGTTGCAAAATTGCCAACGGCAAAATCATTGTTATTCTTGTACACATATACACTTAAAACAGATGGTTTCAATTATGGATTATTAGAATTATCATATAATTATAAAAATATAAGTGGTTTAAAATCGTACAGCAAATTTGGATTTCGAGAGACACTTTCCCTAAAATTACATTGTTTTAATCACTTTTTGACAAAAGTTGGTGATATACGTTCTATGAAAGATAAAAAAAAAAATATATTGACTGAAGATGCCACTTTACCAATGACCGTAGATTTGATACATATACCTATAGATAAATTAGAAAGTGCGCTCATTGAAAATGTTTACATTGAAGAACATATATTGAACCAGTTGGATCCGTTATGTTCACAGGAACAACCAGTAACATCATTTCAAATTAAAAAGAGACAAAAACTATTAATACAAATAATTAATATTAAACGATTATCCAAAGAATTACAACGAGAGAATAAAGTGCAAAATGGTCTTTCAAACGATGATTCACTTGATTTATTGTTTGATAAACTCGGTCGTTTTGCACAGGATGATACTCCAATAATTTTTGTACAGTATTCTAGTCCGCGCATAACACGTTATCGTAGTTGTAAAAACAGTATAACACAACGTAAACGAAAAGTAGCTGTAGAAAGTATAACACAACGTAAACGAAAAGTAGCTGTAGAAAGTACAACACAACGTAAACGAAAAGTAGCTGTAGAAAGTACAACACAACGTAAACGAAAGGTAATATCGCCAGTAAGTCTATGAAATGTAATTAAATATATATACAATAATAACAAATACACTAATTTGATGCAGTTTTTATTTTATTTTAAGACGTATAATTAGTTATATCTATCTATCTATCTTTTTTCTTTGAAGTGTTTGTCGATAAGCTTATTGTAAACACCTTCTTCATGGTAGCAACAATGTCCATTCCTCTTCTTGTAATGAATACTTGCATCTAGGTATTGTATCCCTAGTTTTACTTTGCTATGATCAAGTAAATAGAATCCCAATTTCCAGTATTCTCGCGCAATTTCATCCGACCTCATATATTTTACTGCGTGTTCTACCATACGAATATTCTTACCTCTAATTTGTTTTGGTTTAGGTGCGGTATATACCATTTTATTCTGTTTCTTGTCAAACTGTGTTCTTTTTTGCTCATTTGCACTTTTCTTGGGTGTAAAACAAGTTGTCTTTAATGACATTATTTAAGAATATAGAATAAATGAATGAACGATGAATGTATATATTTACAACTGTATATGTTTATATGTGTTATGCAAATATATACTAAACAATAAAAGGAAAATAGGATATCCAACTGTTCAAATTTATTTTTCCGTTTTTCCTTCTAATATTTCTTGCCGAATTTTCATCAATTCTACGTCTATTTTGGAGGGGACTTTGGGAATATATTTTTGGAGTTTTGACATTTTGGTACTTGCCAATAAGGTAGTAAGGTCTGCATTTTGTGTGAACTTGGAACGAAGTGCATCTATACGATGTTCTTTTTCTAAATCAGGATCAAGTCCTTTTACATCTTTCTTGGCTTTATAGTGCACTCCCTCTTTTGTTTTTGTAGATTTCATAGAATCTTCAACCTTTTTCAAATCTGTAGAAATATCAGAAGTGGTATCACTGA